ACTCATCAGCCTCTAAAGCTCTAGCAAAGGTAACAACTCCTGTCGAAGCATTAAATAATACATTATCACCTGTAGCAGTACCTGTTGTTAATATTGTTCTAACTTCCATACCACCTCTTGTAACTGATAAGCAAGTTCCACCAATTGCTGCGGTAAACGTAACTGTAGTTTCACCACCAGTAGCTGTATATTGATACATAATCACATTTGATGTTTCTATTACCACTCCACCAGGAGTAACTTGAGTACCTGTTAATGTATAAGCACCAGAGCCTTGTAGTGACACGCTATATGTTGATGCTGCCTCTACCCCTGCACTTATGCTAAGTGAGCTTAAATTGGCTGTACCTGTGAATATAGAGTATCCTAGAGTACCACTACCATCCCCATTATCATTGTCTACTTGGAACTTAATTAATATAGGTTGTCTAGTCAACTGAAGGTTAGCTAAGAATAAGTAAGAATAGTCGCTTAAAGCAACAAAACCATCAGCATTGATAGTCCATGAAGCTACATCATTCTTATACTCCTTAAACCATGCAGAAGATGCCGAAGTAACTTCTACCTGATCTACTGAAACCTCAAAAGAACAATTTGTAGCTGCTCCAAATGGGATGCCTACAGAGATATTAGTAGTTGTTATTCCAGGATTAGTTGATTGAGTGTATAAAGTGATTTCATTAGTAGTTGTACCTAAGTAAAGTACCTCTATGATTATTCTATCAGTATTTAATAAAGCTGTTGTAGGAACAGCCATAAAAGTAGTATATAATGTCTTACTAATAGATGTTAATGTTGTTTCTTCTGATGTAGTTATTAAGGTAGCTGTTGAACCAGCATATTTATATAACTTGTATTGTACTTTAGCACCTGCAAAAGCAGTAGCTATAGAATAATAAGCTGCTATACTCCATGTACCAGCAGTAATCTGAGTAATATTAGGATCACTAGCATCTGTTATAAAAGAAGCTATTACCCCTGCTCCAGTCTTACCAAAATCATTTGAACTAGCAACTATTTGAGTTGTGCTTAACTCTCTACAAGCAAAGCCATTTACTGTTACTCCTTGATTTATAGAACCATTGAAATAGTATTGCTTATTTGTGTCGTACTTATATAATACTATGTTCGTTCCATTTATTACTGATGCCATTATTTATAAGTTATTATTTTATAGATTTATATTTAAGTTTACATACCAGAAAGGACCAAGCTGACCTATGTCTGTGATATAGTTAGGAACTAAGAACAACAAAGAATCATCATAATATATTTCAATTAATTGTAATGAGTTTGTTTCATCTGCATAAGGAGATAAAGTAAGCCTATTAGCAATAAACTTTTTACCATTATAGCTTAGATTACCTGTACTAGAATCAGTAACAGTAAATACCTTATCTAAATATACATAGCCATTTGTACCTTTTATAGCTCCTAAGTCAGCCTCAAGAGTTGATATGTTTCTTTGGTATATTTTTATATATTGAGTTGCTAAAAAACCTATTGGTAAAATATTACCTACAACTAAACCAATGTCAAAGAAATTCCAATTCTTTAAGAATACACCTGAGCTGTCAAATAAAGAACCATAAGTTAAAATCTGTTGTGATGTATTAACTGGATATATTTGACCATAAGGTTGTTCAAAAACTTCAACCGTACTTCTATCTGGTGATGTGCTATTTTGTATAACAGCATACTTAACTTCCGTTTCCCCCTGTACTAGCTTAAAGTTTCTTAATAATGTTGAACCAGAATCACATCTTACTTTTACATTTATATAACCCATTAAAAATTGCTTTAATGCAAAATTTGAATAAAACGGAGGTATTTGTAAAGTAAATGTATCATAATTATTTACTTCAGTAGCAGCAGGGAAAGTGATATAAGTATTTGATGATGTCTGCCAATCTCCACTATTATCTAAGTATTTATTCCCAGCACCAGTATCTAATAAAGCAATTTGTATTTTAATGCTAGTAGTGTTTCTATGCTGACAACTAAAAGTGATTGGCACACCTCCCATATAAGGAGTGTACAAATATTGTGTAAGTATTTGTAATATTTCTAAGTCAGCAATACCATTACCAGCACTTAAACTATAATCATTAAACTGTTGGGTTGATGTAATATCTGAATTGTTTATTACTGTTGCTGCTGCTGTGCCTGTCAAGGTAGTTCTCCATCCAACTGCCGATATATTAGGTGCAGTTCCAGATATTATCTTTAAGTCAGCATTATGTAAAAGATTAATAGGACTTCTATATTCACTTCTTACTTGTATATCAAAGAAGCCTTTTCTTAATATCTTAGTTTGAGAATTATTAATAAAGTGAACATTGTTGCTTGTATAAGGTGCAATGTTAATTGTATTATTAAGTACACCTGATGATGCTACAGTTATTGTAGATGCTCCAATTGCATATCTTGTAAAATATCTAGTTGAAGCAGCAGTTTCCATAGTCGCAGATATATACCAATCTCCATTAGCTTGGTACATTCTACAGTTAAACGTTTTAAGTATATTTTCTAGTATAACATAATAACTAACCCCTACAAAATCTCTTGGGTATTGATATATCTGACTAAAAGGTTCATTTGCTACATTATCAGTCCTATCAACCATGCCATCAGCATAAAACGAACAAGCTATGTTAAGATATAAGTCTGAAGGATATGCTAAATATCTTAAACCTTCAGCAATTACTTCAAGATGTTGTTTCAAATAGTTAATACTATTACTTACTACAAATTCTTGATCTTGTAAAAATGATATACCATCTATAGCAATTAAAGATGATTGTGATATACCTGTAGAGAATCCTACTTCTGAATAGTCATTAAATAAATAACCTCTCCATATTACTGTAGAACCTTCTTTTAATAATACATAGTATAATCTAGCGTTAGATGATAATACGTTTGGATATTGATTATAATCATCTTCAGTTTCAAGGATAAACGAGAATTGCAACTGAGTTGATATGATAGCAGGATATGGATATTCGTTTGATGAATTAGGCTGTAAACTTATAGATGTTGGTATGTATGTTTTTACACTACCTGTATAATCCTCTTGATATATTTCAATAACTTGAGAATTACCATTTTTAAGTATCTGACTTAATGTATATCTTAATCCGTATGCCATTATGCTAAGCTAATATTTTGTCCTTTAAGATTAGATGCCTTTTGTGCTCTGTTTGTAGCCAATAATAAATCTTGTCCTCTAAGTACAAATGTACCACCTCCTCCTCCACCAATCATTGATTTTAATTTATCTAAAGGTGCAATAACCTCAGGATTGTTTTGAGCACCTGGATATTCTCCTACAAGACCCATAGTTGGTCCTGATACTATACCACCATTAGCAAATGCTGTAGCTTTTTTATCGCTTAATTTATTCTTTAAAGCAGATCCTGCTGCAACTGCTGCAATGCCTGCAACAAGTGCTGCTGGCCATGTACCAGGATTCTTAAATAACTCAGCAACTGCACCATTAGTTACAGCATAAGCAATCAGTGCTTTACCTATTGATGATAAAGCATCTGCTAATATTGTACCTAATTTTGTAAAATCAAACTCCTTACCTGACATTAATTCTCCTAATTGTTCTCCAAATGCTGTCAGCATATCAATATTTAATTGATTGAATGTGCTTTGTAGTGTTTGATTTAGTGTTTCTAAAGGATCAACTAGACCTTCAATCTTAGCTTTATTATTACCAATAGCTTCATCTAATGTAAGCATAGCTTGTGCACCACCAATACCTGCCATTCTAAATACACCTAGTTTTACAATAGCTTCTTCAAGTGCTTGTTTTTGTGCTTGGTAATTACCTCTATTAGCTCTTATAGAAGCATCTGCTTCTATATTTACAGCTTTAATTCTTTGTGAAGTATAATATATTGATTTATCTGTTAGGTCTTTTTCAGCCTTTAGTCTTGCATCATCATTAGCTTTTGTTAATTGTTTTTGCCTTTCATCGCTTTGCTGTCTAATAGCAAATTTTTTATCTTCAATTGACTTTCTAAAGTTTAGCTCTTTTTGCTCGTATGTTTGTTGTATTGTAAATAATTCATCAAGTGAAGCACCTCTTATAGTAGCTTCCATTAATGCGTTAATCTTTTGTATATTATTTAATTTAACAAAATATTCCTCAGCTCTAAATATACTATCCTTATAGAAATTAAATTCTTCTTGTGCTAAATCTTCATAAACTTTTGAAACTGTAGGTTTAGGTCCAGTATTTGTGTTAGTAGTACCAGGAGCTAATTCAACACTTCCACTTCTTTTCGCTATTCTATCTAATATTTCTTGTTTTGTAGCTAATCTTTTATTTTCTTCTCCAAGACTAGTGATAATACTTTTATTTTTATTATCTATTTTACCAGTATTATTATCAACTAAACGCAAAATTCCATTAGTTTCTTCAAGTAATTTTTTACCAGTTGCTAATGGATCAGTTTTAGGTAATGCGCCTAATACTGGTTTTCTTTTTAAATCTTCTTTTACAAGTTTTTGTAATTCTAATTCATCTTGCTTTAATAAAATAGCATTTTTTAGATTTTCAATATATGCATTGTAAAACTTATTCAAATCTCTTACACCATCAGTTTCTAACTTTAATCCTTTAAATATATCTGGATTTATCTTTTGTAGCTCCTTGATAGCTCTATTCTTTCTTTCTCTAGTTTCATTCTCATTTGCCAATACAGCTAGTAAAGAATTAACTCTTGTTGCTTCTTGTGACATTGAGTCAATAAGCGAATCTGTTTCGTCTTTTAATTCTTTTGTTTTTTTCTTTGCACCAAACAATCCCATGTCAAAAGCCGTTATAGCAGCAATAACAGCAGAGAATGCAAACATTGCAGGACCAGCAAACCCAGCAATACTTTGACCTAATGCTGGTAGGTTATTTTGAATACCTCTAAAACCAAATGGTAAATCTTGAACAATCAATGACAAATTGTGCCATTGAATATTAGATTGTTTAACACTATTACCAGTTTTAGTAGCTGCAGTAGTTGCTCCTTTCATAGCTTTCTCAGCCCCATTAATTGAAGCTTCAGCCTTATTCATTTCAGCAGCAAACATTTTTACATCTTTGCCTAAAACATTACTTAATGCGTCAGACATAGCCTTAGCATTCTTATTAAACTCGGTAAGGTCTAGGTTAATATTGACTTTTATATTCTGATCAGCCATTTTGCTTTATTGGTTTTGCGTTTTCGTATTTTTTAATCACTTCACTCAACTCTTCGTTGGTCATCACTCTTTGCTTCACAAAGTTACGATTATCGCAGTCAAGTGGTAAAAGTTCACTAGGATTTACTTTTTTACCTTTAGGCAATTGAATATTAATTAAAAGAGTAGTCTGCCATCTTATTTTCACCCATTCTTGTTCTTCTTTATGACGGTAACCATACCATACAAAATCTAACTCAGCCATCGTCATATCCCAAAACAAATGGGGAAGCACTTGGCACTCCCCCATTGTATATCTTTCAATATCAATCCACTCTAATTTTTTTTTACCGCATCTTTATTTGCTTTCTTAGTAGTTGATTCTTCTAGTCCACTATTTAAGCTTTCGGTTAAAGCTGCCATTACGTCTTGAAACTTTTTACCTCCAATTCCACCCATGTCATCAATCCAATCACAAGTATCAATATCGGTAAAGCTTGGCGTTAATCCTTCTTTATATAAAGGATATTCTGCTGCTGCTCTTAATAAGTTACATATAGCATCAAGTGACTCAGAGCCACTTAAAGCATCTCCTATATCTGAAGGACCAATTCCTTGAAGCTGACAGAATCTTTTTAAAGACCATGTACAAAACCTCATAGGTATCTTAGTCCCATCACTTAGGGATAGTTCGTAATGTCCTCTCATATTTTGGTGTTTTTGGTGTTATTATGCGTTGGTAGCCTGAGTTAATTGACCTTGTCCTGTAAAAGAAGCAGAGTAAGTAACTGGAGACTCCATGTCAGCAGTAATATCTAAGCTTTCTACAAATGCAGAACCAGACCAAATTAAGTCACCTACGATTGGAGTGCTACCGTTAACTGTAGTAAACTTAACTGTAACCACACCTCTACCATTTAAAGCAGAGAAAATATCTCCTACTACATAGTTTGTACCTGTTGGTTCAACTGTAGTAAGACCATCTGTAGTTAAAGACCAAGAACGCAAACCTGCGATTTGATCAGCCCATCCACCACTTGATTTAGTTGTTGCATCTGGTAAGTCAGCACTTACTGATAAAGAACAAGATGTAGAGTGAGCTACAACTTCAGTTCCTACTAGAACTACTAGATTTGTACCATTAAAAATTCCTGTTGTTGGCATTTTATTTTATTTTAATTTTTTATAATATTTGAGTTACAAAGTGTTCCATTGTGATTACTCTTCTAAAGATATAAGCTTCATCTACATAATCAAACGTAGCAAAGTTAGTACCAATCTTACGAGTAACTATTTTAAAGTCAGGAGAAGCACTTGGGTAATCAGGTACATTAACGCCTATGATCCCTAACAATTCGTTAGCCCACTGGTCTACCGATTTCTGCCCTACTTCACCTGACTTATT